ATATAGATCCTGAAGAGGATACTTATTATGGATCATCAACAGTTGAACATTTTAACACCCTCCAAAAAACTCGTTCACCTCAATTAGAGCGTGTTATCATTAAAACGTTTTCCTCTAAGAAAGAGTGTCTCGATTATGAAGAGAAGTTACAAAGGGAGCACGAAGCTGCTTCCAATCCTTTATTCTACAATCTAGCGTATGCTAACGGGGGACATCTAACGACTGTTGAATCAACATTAAAAATGGTAGAGACTAGGTCAAATAATATAGATTCAACAACTGGTTTAAATTCGTTTCAAATTGGGAGCATCAAAGCGCAAAAAACGATGTTGAATGATATCGATTTGAAGACTGGTTTAAACGTTATTGAGCGAACGGCTATCAAAGTTAATAAAACAAAGTCGATTATAAATCCAACTACTGGATTAAACATTCACCAAAGTGTAGCTATCCAAGCTGATAAAACGAAGTTGATTGTAGATTCATCAACTAGGTTAAACATTTACCAAAGTGCTGCCATCAAAGGAGCGAAAACAAAATCAATTGTAGATCCATCAACTAATTTAAACATCCATCAAAGTGTAGCGATCAAAGTTAATAAAACGAAGTCAATTATAGACCCATCAACTAGTTTAAACCTCCATCAAAGTGCTGCCATTAAAGCAACGAAAACTAAAAATGATCCTAACTGGAAAAATACTATCGGAAAAGAGTCTTCACAGAAGCGATTCAAAACTATGTATAACCACCAACGTTACGGATTTAATAATTTAGGGCAATTTAACACTGCACCAGCATTAGTTAAAGCTATTAAAAGGTGTTACGGATATAGCCCATCCACATCTAGTATTCAGATACTCAAGAAAACTAATTTCAAAACAACAATCACAAAAGGATCTTTCGCTAGAAGCCAATTCCTTCAATCATTACCAGAGAACCCTGTAGGTAAATCATACTATGATTTGGGATTCTATTACTACGAAGATGTTAAATCTTAATTCGTTTAACAGTGTAGTCCAACTTTTCTTGATTATAATACTTGACGCGTAACTGATAATGATTTAATCCGTAATTTTTATGCTTCTTCCACGACAAATCATCTGCGAGATCATATACTATCGCCTTATCTTTAGTTTCGTGTTTTCTCAACAAACGTCCTATGGCTTGAATGGTTCTGATGCGTGATTTCGTGGGATGAGCTAAAATCATTGAATGGAGTTTGTTAATTGATATACCCGTACCTATAACCGAAATATTTCCAACTATTATAGCATCATCGTGACCCTCTATAGCGTTTCGGATTTCTTCTCGGATATCACCTTTAACCTCTCCTGATATATAATACACTTGCCTATCAGGAGCCATCTCTGATATCCTTGTGAATAAATCCTCTCCTTGTTTGATGAAATTAAACAGCACTATCGTGTTACCTTTTTGCACACTAGCTAATTTGGATATAAAATAGTTGCGATTAGGGTTCATCACAATCCAATCAATTTCTTGTTGATATGTTAATCGTTTACAATCTTGTTTTAGTTCATCGGGATAGTCTAATAATAAACTTTCTATACGCATATCTGCCACAGTATCACTATCAATTAATTTTCTAGTTGTGGTGGTTATGTGTATGGGGCCGAAGAGACCTTGAAGTTGCAATTTGGTCGTTTTAGATTCGTCAGCTGATAATGTACCAGTTAATCCGACTTTATTTGGACAGTCTGTTAATTTATTAATGATATTTGTTATCGTAAGACCTTTTGCTAGATGGGCTTCATCAACCAGAACGCTTTTAAATTGGTTCCAATATATTGTCATAGAAGGATCTTTCAATACTTTTCCCAAGCTCTGCCAAGTAGCTATATACAATCTTCCAGGCCCATCTTTATTGGTACCACCTTTAATAATGTGGATATCTTCTTCGTTGAATGTATCATCGAGTGCAGAGTAGTCTAGTATATCAGCTTTCATCTGATTGACTAATGATAAGTTAGGAACGATTAAGAGAATTTTATCTTCGTGGCTATCTAACCAATATCTAATGAGTTGGTATATGATAGATGATTTACCGCTTCCAGTTGGGCTAAGGATAATACCTCTATTATTTTCAATAATAAATTTAATAGCAGTTTCTTGGTAATCGTAAAGGGTTATTATATTTTGTTTAATCGATATTGGGTATAATGAATGATCAAAGTCTGATGGACCTTTGAATGTATCTTTTATATCTTCTGAATATTCTAGGTTATTAGTATCACAATATTCTACTAGGTTATTATACAGTCCGATTGGGATTGTTCTATCTCGGATATTAAATAAGTGAACAAACCCATCCCATCGACCACTTTTATAAGCAGGCATAAAACGGTATCCAGAGACGCGGAATTTAAACTCTTCATCAATCTGAAGTAGATCACCTGTATCATCTGATGAGATATAAAGATATACATCATCTATTTTTGTTATGTCTATCATATCTAATATCCTCCAGCTTGAAATTTCCTCCAATCTATAAAGTTTTTAATCTTATACCCCGACACATTAAGAATAGAGATCACATCCTTTAGATAATCAACAATGACTTGTTGTAACTCAAGGATCATCTCAATTTCTTGAAGATCTTCATCTGCATTCAGATACTCTTTGATCTCTGTCTTCTGTAATGCATATTTGAAATAGGATTCACCATATCCAGCGTAGTAGCTATATCGATCTCTTCTGATAGTATCACGTTCTTGGGTATACTTCTTTAGTTTGATCTTTTCTTTATTAAGATATCTAAGCCATTTGGAAGATAGTAATGGGATGTTAATTGATACCAGATCAATTTTAGATTGATCGATACAAACGTCTTTCTCCCCTTCAATTTGATATTCATCTAGATTCATATCACAATTATACTACATGAAATAGTAAAAGTAAATAAAAAGATAAACTATATTATGAGGTTTAAACAGCTTCCATATTATATGTAGTGTAACTGAGGCTAACAGATGCTATAAGGGGTTCTCCAACACTCTCTGTACTGAAATCAATAGAACTAATAGTGGTAGGAAATATGTTATGGAATTTCACAACTCTGATTGAATTGTTTCTATTTGATTTTATATATAGCTGTGCTTCCATTAATTGATTTTGAAGATCCCCTGTACTCCTTCCGGTATCTGGATTATACAACTCCATGATCCAATTATAAATCTCTTTCCAGTTTTCATACTTCTCATCTACTATAAATGATAACTCTAATGAATCAAATGTAATCGTAGATCCAGGAAGGTTCCAATCAAGTCCTGGTGTGGGATTATTAATAGAGCTAATACTTATACCAGGAAGATTAACTTCCTTTAAGTGAAATGTAACTGAAGGCAGTTTCTGGAAAATTAATCTAAATGAATTTCCGCTTGCGGAATCTAGTTCCTCAGGGTCAAATAATGATTCGTTTGGTTTTCTCATATTAGTATTTATCGTATCTCGAGATTATTTACATCATTAATAATAAGATAAAACAAACTTAACCAGACCCTTTTTAGATTTATCAGTTTCTTTAAACGCTCTCAATGCAATCAGAAATTGATTCTTTCTTCTTTCATCGTTTACTGGATTTCCATTCATGATATTCTTGATATTAACTCCATTCAAAAGAATATGATATTTGAATCTAAAATCATTCAACATAAACCTAAGTTTTTCAGTTTTAATAATCTTAAATGCTGGAGTAACTGTATAAATAAATTTACCATCTTTTTCCACTACATACCATAATGGTTTATCACCTGAGAACCCTTCTGAACGATTACCTATATTAGTACCATCATCAATAATAGATCTATCAGTTACATTCTTAGCTTCAAGGCTGATTAATTTAATGAGTTTTTTGATATAATCATTTCGTTTGTATTGAGGATCAAGAGCAAGTCTCATCCAAGCAGCGTATCTTAATATACTATCTCTTGTTTGTTTAAGTTTCTTATGGTACGCTCCTCCTAGATATCGGAACTCAATACGATCATCATTGGTAAAATTAACACCAAAGAATTTTCCTCCTCTAATCATATCCTTTACTTTATTCTCTCCCCCTGGACCATCGACTTTTAAAGTTTGAAAATACTCGTTACTAGATACACCATCCCATTTACCATCTAAATCGATGATAAAATCTTTAACTGGTTTTGCATATCTATTATCTTTTCTATTAAAATCTTTATAGATAGCTCCTTCTTCAATAAACAAGATTAATTTAAGCCAATCAAATTTACTCATATCATATCCATCAAAACTCATATTAATATGTAAACCTGTATTATATTCATTCCCTGTATCACCATACAGATCGATCCATTTATACATCTTCATTAAAGCATCTAAACCATCTTTAAGTGTTAATATAGATGATACTATTTCAACTCCTCCAGCTTCTAAAGACTCATCTCTAGTAATTGTCCAAACAGTATAATCAACATCAGAAGAATTTATTTCAATTCTAGGTTCTCGACCAGTTATTTTAACTAAATCTTTCCAAGCAGAACCAGTTTTATCTATAACAAAATCCTCATTATAATAATTATCTATTACTACAGGGAGATCCAAGAATAATGTAGATTCATATACATCACCATCTTTAATATTAGTCACACCATAATCTGTTATTTCATATACCATTGATATAAATTCTTGATCCTCAGGGAAAAACCCTCCTAAATACTCTACGTAATCTACATACTCACCATACGACACATCATACGACACTGTATCAAAATATTCTATTACATCTGAATTAACAGACTCACCGTAATCATATGGATCCATAAAATCGAATTCTCTGAGTTCAGCTTCAAGCTCAACTCTTTCATAATTAGTAATACTATCACTATTTAATTTATCTTTTACATCAGCTATAGCATTATCAAGCATAGATCCCATATCAGAAACCCAGTCATTTCTAGCTGACACTAAATTATTACCATATTCTACCAATTGAAAAACTAAGATATCAAAATCTGATTGTATAACATCAATCTTAAATGTATTGGTCTCAATAAGATCACACTTAGCAATCTCAAACTCTATACCAATTCTTATATTAGTATCTTTTTCAGCTGTTTTGAAATCTTGAGCAGATACCTTCTCGAGTAGTGATAGTGCTGTGGAATATTCTAGAAAATTTTTCATGGTACCTCGTCAAATACATGTAATACTTTCTATTTATGCTTATTTTATTTACGATTATTCCCATGATTTAGAGTACTCTTCATCTTTAAATATTACCCCTAATCCAGTAATATGCTTAAAACGCAGAACCTCATCTTGTTGCATCCCAAACTCTTTCATAACTTGTTCATCTGACCAACCTCTACGGATTACATCAGCTACCATATCACTTGTAGGAATCACACCATGAACACCTCGAGCTAAATTATGACGAATCGTACTACTCATCCTATCACTAACAGAACTGGTAGTATCATTAATAATGCTAATAGGAGCATATCCGTGCAATCTCAGTTTTATATCTTTATCACCTTTAACTGACTTAGTCCTATGAGCACCATCAACAATCTCGTACCCTTCTTCATTCTCCATAGTAACGATGGGCATAGTGAAGCCGTCTTTTTGAATAGATAATTTCAGTAAACGCATTTCAGGTCCTGCTACTGAGTTGGGGTTCCAGTCATTAGGTTTCAATGTATCATTAGGTACCCATTTAACATAATCAACTGGTTCATTTTTAAATGGACTATATTCATGAATAGTTTTCCGAAGATCGTTAATTACTTCTATTAAAACTTCTCCTTCTAATTGAGATAAAAGATCAATGATAGAATCTTTGATAGGATCTTTAAGTGATAGAGCGGACTCATTTAATTGTTGTTCGATTGCATTCATAATATATTCCTTTGAGGTTGTAATATTACTATACCACATAAAATGACAAAAGTTAATATATTTTGATAAATAACTACAGAAACGCAAAAAGGAATAACGCACGAACATTATTCCTTTTCTAACACAACAATAAGGATAGTTATTTATCATGCATACATCTATTTATAATGGTTTCAACTTTTATGTTTATTTAATAACTAATCTAAATCCTATAGGAACAGAGAAGTATTACATTGGTTCATCATATCGTAAAAAGCTTCAAGATAACAACATTGATCCAGAAGAGGATAATTATTATGGATCCTCTTCAGTCCCCTATCTCAGAGAGCTTCAAGATAATCACTCAATCCAATTAGAACGAATCATCATTAAAACGTTTTCGTCTAAGAAAGAGTGTGTCGATTATGAGGAACAACTACAAAGAGAATACGAAGCAGCTTCCAATCCTTTATTTTACAATCTGTCATACGCTAATGGTAAATTTATATCTGATTCAGAGACAGCTAGAAAATCAGCAAACACAAAATTGAATAACATTGATGTGAATGGACTCAACACTCATCAGAGAGTAACTGAAATCAGATTAAATGATATCGATGAGAGTGGTTTAAATTCATATCAGAGAGCTAACAAGAAAGCTAACATTACACGAAGAGGTGATATTGATAAGGTAATTGGATTCAACAAGGATCCTCTCAGGGACGGTTTAGATGGAGGAACAAAATTAATGGAGATCAAACATCCGCAAAAGAATCTCCCGGAATTGATTGGGAGAGAGGTTCTAATTTAAAGGGAATTAAACATCCTACCTTTAAAGGATATTATTGTTTCAGAGATGTTATTAAAACCACATCAGCGTTAGATATGGTTAATTATATTCAAGAGATGTATCAAGTATCAATATCTGACACATCCATTAAATCATACTGTAAACGTGATATACTAATCAATGATAAGTCATATCAACGAAATAAACTCCTACAACAACTAGGATCGATAGATGATGTTGTGGGATTAACTAGCACTAGTCTTGGGTTTCATTTTGAAAGTTATAATCATTGACCAACTTAACTAATCTATCAAAATCAACCTGAACCCCTTTTCTCACAGCGACTTTAGTTCCAGCTTCAACATCATCAATCCAATCACGAATATTCTTATTCTGAGCAAATGATAAACTCTTGCATATGAAGTCAAGTTTTAGAATTGTCATTGACATTCTAGCCCAACTAGGAGCTGATTTATCTCCAAGTGATTTGCCTTCAATGATATCCGGAATATCATCAAATGGATACCCATTCCTCCCCCACCATTCAATGAAAACAGCAAACTTCCTCATATACTGAGCAGATGTCACTTTAGGAAGAGTTTTTAACATATATAATGTATAATCTTTCCATGACGGCATAGCTTCAGGTAATCCAGTACCTCTATAATACCCTAACGCTTTACTTCTAGGATTCTTAGCTCCGAAATTTGCTCCCTGCACTCTATTAACAGTTCGATTCCAAGTCTCTGGTTCGATTGCATGAAACTGATCCAGTCCTTGTTTCTGATCATCCCCATACGGTTGACATATTCTCATCTCATGGATACTTTTACCATTAAGATACATATGATCATATAATTTATTATACGATAAATCATTCTTACCAATATATCGCCAAACATCTTCCGTCCGCCAATCATATATCGGATATCCATTATAAGTATTTGGATTAACTTTAGTAGTATAATGAACACCTTTATATCTTGACGCTCGTTCTCCTGTAACCGTTCGGAATCGATTGAGACTCTCATCTGATCTAATTCCAACTAGATTTATTAATGTTCCTCCCAACTTATCATTGAAATATCGTGATAACAAAGGAGCAAACTCCTCAAACTCCATTCGATCTCTCCAAAAATCAAACTCATGATTATCTATATTAATTACATAAGATTCAGGGGGCATAGGACGAATCCAATGCTCTTCATCTTCAGGATCCCATGGAGTCCAATAAGGCTCATGTACACTTGTTCCATTTCGAAGGTTTAAAGGTAAACAAATCCAATATGGAATTACATTAGGAAGCTCAAGAATCTCTTTAATATGAACATCTGTCATCTTATAATTACCTTCAAGATCTATACAATATACATGAAGAGGTCCTATCCCCATCTCTTCTGCTACCTCAAGAGCAAGGTGCGTCATAACAGTTGAGTCTTTACCTCCAGAGAATGCAACAGATACGTGATCAAATTCATCGAACATGTATTCCAATCGTTTCTTAGCGGCTACGTATACGTCATCTGTTTTATAATGTTTAGGCATTATATAAGTATACAATATAAATTTAAAGATGTTCATGATTAATCATTTCAAAATTCCAAAATTTCCGTATTTTCTGGAAAAAAGGCTATATAACCCCTTATAAACACAGGGGCATTTTTCGGTGATTTACGCGTCTGCAGTGATAGTACCTATTTTACACTAAAAATCAACGTTTTCGATGATTTACCAGAATACAGGTTATATTGACTTAAACTTCCCCAGATCAAATTTGAAATATTTATACTCACCATTTTCTGTATTATAATATGCTACACCTTTAATAGGTCCCCCCAATACCCAATCATCTCCAGGACAGTTAATGGAAGATATACATTGTTCAGTAATAACATTAAACTATTGCTTATGATCTGTAGTAAACCCTTGTTTATTATAACATTCACCAGGATCCTCATTGTACCAACTATACAACCCACTTTCAATGTATGATCTATACTTCGACCACTTTAACTTAGCGTGTTTATACAATCGACTGTTACAATATTGTTGCTTTTTACCATGAAACCGCTCTATTACAGATAACATCTTATACTTATTCTGCCCTTCAACGAATTTACATAACAAAATGTGAACGATAAAATGCTCCCTAAATGTTAATTTAACTAGATTATCTTTGCTATCCGTTCCCCAAGAGACTTAGGTATAATGTGATGTACTTCACCATCAACGTAATCTAATCGATCAAGACCACGATCAATAATATTAATATACCATTGGTGATATTTGTTGATAGGGGTATTTTGATTTTTATTATAAATAGACATGTGCTTAATCCTTAAAATTGTTACAGTACCGCTCTTGGGATTACAGTCCGCGAAGAGCTTTCATTTTATTTATCGATACCATTTACTATATACGCAAAAAACCCCAGAATAAATCTGGGGTTTCTATTTTAGCCGTTTCCGACTAAGATTTTAAACTATTACTAGTCTAAAGTTACTGTCACAGATCCAGCAGAGAACGTTATAACATCCCCGTTTGTCAAAGTCTTCGCAAAGTTCATTGGTGTATGATAAAGAAGGTTACCTGTAGTAGCAGCATCATAGATACCGATATGCGTGTATGTTGCAGCAGAAGCACCGTCAAAAGCAGGGAAGCTGATTGCAGCTGTGTTAGAAGCACTATTACCATTTACATTAAAAGTAGCAGCTTGACGAGCATAAGAAGGGAAACCAGCTCCAGCTTCGTTAGCAGTTGTGTTAGCATCACTAAGATCAGCAGTTGCTAATGCGATGAAAGGAGAAACTCCAGCAAGAGCAACACCATTAAGTGTAGCGTTAAGAATAGCAGTTTCAGCGTAATTACTAAATTCAGACATGATTTTTAATTCCTATAAAAGTTAAAGTTGACCAAAGAGGCCATAGATAAAATATCTAGTGTTATTTATCTCCAATGTAACCTCCATTATAAATAATATCATGAATGACATTCAACAACAATTCCAAGATCAACATATTCAAATTAACGATAACAAATACTTCAAATGGTATTGTAATGTTATCAATAAGCGATTAACTGATCCTTGTATCGCTTCTAGAATCGAGAAGCATCACATAATACCCAAGTGTATCGGAGGGATTAAGCTTGTTCATTTATCATTGAGAGAGCATTTTATAGTGCATTTATTATTAACAAAGTTCACTTCTGGTAAGTTTAAGTATCAGATGCATCACGCTTTATTGATATTTAAATCTGATAATAGATATCACTCATCAAGATTATATGAGAGTAATAAGATGCATCATATGAGATACAAAAGTTACAGAAATATAGAGTCTGATAAGTATGAGTGGTTTGATGAAAATCCTGGAGTGGGGTGGGTATTAGAGGGAACCAGTAAAAACATGAAGTGGTGGATCGATACTATCACGTTAAAGTCTACTATGATGAGAGAGTGTCCTAGTTCCACTCATATTAAATGGGGAACTACTCTTGGTACTAATACTTACAATAATGGAGTTAGAGAGATTAAACGAAAAGAATCTCCTGGGGATGGGTGGATTAGAGGTTCTTTATCTAAGATGAAGGGTAATGATAATTGGCAAGTGAGTGGTCATTATGAGCTTAATGGATTACATTTTCTACTTGCATCTGAGTTAGCTGATCACACAGGATTAACTGAAGGGACGTGTGTGAATATATGTAAGAAAGAATTGGATGTTATCATTACTGAGATGCATTTAAACAGAAATATATATCTTCAAAACCTCTCTTACAATCCTATAGGGTTATCTTGGCGTGAAATAGGATTTAATTATACAGGAGATTTAGATAAGAAGACGCGTAAAGGAACTTCAGGTATCAACTCTAAAGGGATGTATTCATATCAAGATAAATGTTATCGAAGTGCTAAAGAGTTATCTGATGCAACTGGAATAGGAATTGGTACCATTAATAGACATAAGTATGCAAATTATGATGTATTAATAACTAAAAGAAATATAAGTCAATCTAGTTGGCTTAAAGGGTTACCATTTGATCCTGAAGGTATGTCGTATAGAGAATTAGGATTAGAGTTTCATTCATATTAGAGAAGCGCAGCTCCCATAAGTACCTTAAAGAGATTTCTAATGAATAGGTACCTTAAAATCTCTTTAAGGGGGCTAATATATCTTTTAAAGTACTAATTAGTTTTGCTTCGCAAAACAGGAAGCTGCGCTTCCTATTCTTTTAAAGGATTTAAAGAGTAAAGGATTTAAAGAGTTTATTTAATTCAGGCGCAGTCCCCCCAACCAATACCACTTAAATAAAAATAAAATTCAAATTCTTAATTAAATGGTATTGGTATATGAGGTTTGCCTTATTCCTCATTCATCAGAGATCATGTTAATTCATGACTGTTGATTGGATTCTACATAATACATTGGTTCGCCTTTAGAGCTAAATTCTCAGATATCTGAGCATGATACTTATACAGTGTAGTTGGTGTTTTATTATCCTGATAGGTTTGATAATTGAAGGGTTGATTAATAATTATTGATTCTTATTAAACTTTGGGAGTTTATCGTCTATACCCATGAACTCTTCTCCTGTTAGGGGTCCATCTATTATTGAGGCTGTTCATTCATCTAATGGTAGTGGGTATAGACTGAGCATTCGCGACTCGGATACCCTCTCATACAGTTGTGAAGGGATTACCATAGGTTTATTAGTTGCTACCTACAAGCTTAATCGAATATTTGAATTATAATAGTATTGTATCATGTAAAAATGTTTTTGTTCACTGCTATTTTATTTAATGATAAATAATATCACACTAAATTAGTATGATATTAAAAAGAGGATATAATCATGAAAAGAAGTGATAAAAAGAAAAGTGGGCCACGTAGAACTATTCAAGTTTGGGGCGTTGAGTTATACGATGGAACCAAAATAAATGCTGGAGATGAGACAGTAGATGGACGTAATATAGTCTCTGTATACAACTTAGGCGGTAAAGATGGTGAGGGATATAAAATGGTCTTTGCTGACAACTCTGAGGAGTTTGTCTACACTAACCAAGTATCGATAGGCAACCCTCGGTTTAACTAATTACTGTATCTTTAGATCGTGATTTCAAGTGTCCTAATTTGAAGTTTAGAGGTACTTCATCACCATCTTTAAAGTATACGTTTTGGATTCCGTTATTGTAACACTTCTTACCTTTTCTACGTGATACTCCAAATCGTCCTTTTATCATGTTAATAGGAGCATCCCCTTCATCAAAGTAATAAGTCTTCTCTCCATCGGTATAAGCTTTCTTACCTTTATTGCTTATTCCAACAACTCTAATGAAATTGTCGTTAATCTTATCTCCTCGCAATCTGTGAATTGATATATGATCATCAGGGTGAAGTGCTATTAAATTTCTAGGGTGATTTATTTGCTCTTCAGTCCATCCACTATCTTTAGCAACTGTTTTGGGTGTTATGTGATGCACAGTGAACCCATTGGGAATGTTATACAAAGGGTTCATCTGTCTCCAATATTGAATTAAATTTCTTTTATAATCTGTTGAATGATATCCAAAGATGAATGGAGGTATTGTAGTAAACTCATTGTGTAATAATGAATATCGTTGTTTAAATATAACTAGACCTTTCTCATCGCCATGTCTATCGATATAACCATCTAATGACGATCCAAATGCTTTGTTACTTCTCATTATGTTATATCTCTTTAAACCCTCTACTTCCCCATATCTATCAATGTAACCATCTAATGATGATCCGAATGCTTTGTTACGGCAGGTAGTTTTGTATTTTTCTAATCCAATGACATTACCATAATTTGATATTAACGATTCTAAAGAATTTTTATCAGAATTACACTTCTGGATATCTGATATCCGTAGGGTAGCGTATTCATTAGAGTGTCCTCTATTAATCCAATATCCTAATTGTAGATGACTTAATATCTTCTGATCATTGTACATTCCCATGTAACTGTATATCACGTTATCTAGTTGTGTGGTAGATATACGGTTGTTGTTTAAATTATTTTTAATAATGTGTTCTAGATCTACATTAATATCAATAACAATACTATCACTCGAAGAACGTTTCTTTGCTCTTGATCCGTTATTATTAATATGTTCTATTAATTCAGAAGGTGAATGGATGTTGATGTTTGTAACATCTTTACGTCTATTTGTAACGATGAAGGGATAAATAGATTTATGCATGATAATATTCCAGTATTGTTGTGTTAGAAGAAGAAAGAGACTAGAGATCCCTTTCTTTTTTGCGTTATACGTTTATTTATCCTTTTTAAACCAAAAAAAAAACCCCAAGCCGAAACTTGGGGTTTTTTAACATTTATAAATTAAAATTTATAAATTAGCTACCGAGAATTTACGGTAATAGCTGTTAGTTCCTGCACCTTCACCAGTCATAGGATTACTCAAAATTCCATAACGAGTCTTGAACCCGATTCTTGGAGCAAAGTCCTCTTCACCAGTTGATTTGTACATCTGAAGTGGAACATAAGGACAATAGAACAGACCTGCGTCCATTTCTGATGATCCTTTATATCCAACGATGACTTCATCAGCAGCAAGGTAAGGGTTAACAAACACTTTGTATTTTCCGCCTAAGACACCAGCAAACAAGCTCTGAGTCACGTCAGTGCTCATACCTTGTGAGACAACAGCAGAATCAGTAGCTAGATTAGCAGTCATATCAAGTACAGAAGCGACATCAGCTGAAACAACTAGGAAGTTACCTGCGCCTCGTCCAGTTTCACGAGCGATGATATTAGCTTCTTTATTGATTTGAGTGATGAGTGATTTGTATCTCTCTCCACCCCAACGAGCGCCTTTATTATCAGCGGTATCAGCAAGATCAAACGTTCCAGCAACTGTAGCGCCTGCAGCGCCTGCTTTAGCTTCTGAGCTTAGAAGATCCATAATCTCCCAGTTAGTTTCAGCGATAATCTCATTAGAAAGAATTGCAGACAATTCAGTCTCAGCATCTAGACCATGAATAACTTTAAGGTCATGAGCAATTTCATTTGAGTATTTAGCTTTAAGTGCACGAGTTTTAGCTTCAACAGAAGTTTTCTCGATTCCAAAGCTCATCTCGCTGAAGTTATTAGTTCCACCATTGAATCCACCTAAAGTCTCACCGTCAGCAGTAGTCATAGGACCAGAGTGAGCGGTATTAGGTTTCTGACCAGGAGCAAATGCTTCTGTGCCTGCAGTGTTAGTGTAGTAGCTCTTCATATAGAATACTAGACCAGTAGGACCAGTCATAGGCTGTACACCAACAGTCTCATAAGCGAGTAGTTGAGGAGTAGATCTACGAACTAAGCTGATAAGGATTGGATCCCAGTTAGATACATTGCCAGTAGTTACTGCATCTTCTTTAAGTTGTTTCTCTTGGTTCTCTAAGAGACGGATTGTGATATCACGCTGGGTAGCGTTCTTAATTTCTGGGAGATCAGCGTGCTCTAGAATTGGAGCCCATTTCTCTCTCAGCGATACTTCTTCTTGTTCAGTTAAAAACATATATTGTTTCTCCTATATTGAACTTTTAGTAATAGCGCTCATGTAAGCAGAGATAGAATCATCATAAGATGCTTCATTATCGGACGTCTCAGGCTCTACAGCCGGAGTATCGGAATCATCGCTTTCATCAACTTGGTTAAAATGTTTCTCTATGAGGATATTTAATTTATCAGAGTAATCCTCATTAGTTTCGTATGTGAGGTCGGTACTTAATGCCTCAAGTTTTGCTTTTTCTGTTTCAGTTAATCCATCTGTAGCTTTATCGAATACAGCTTTACGATTTGCTTCATGAAGTTCAGCTTTCATTGCAACTTTGCGATTAAGCTCTTCATCAAGAGATTCTTCAAGTTTAGTAATTTTATCTGCTTGCTCAGCAACAAGATCACGTTTATCATCTGGAATATCTACATAAGCCTCAGTAAACAAATCTTTTAGACCAGTAATAAATGATTCGGTTAATTCTGATTTAATACCGTTTTCAACAGCAAGTTTATTCTCTGTCATCCACTCTTCTGCGATATAATCGAGATAAGAGTTAAGGTTAACAGTCATTTCATCTATACCTTCTTTAACACTAACCTCAAATCTTTCTTCTTGTTCTTTGATGTATAATTCAGCTTCGATTTTATGAGTCTCTTCGAGTTTACTGATATGAGCATTGATTGTAGATTTAACAGCAGCCTCGTATACAACTTCAGCTTTTTTCTTAAAATCATCTCCAAACTCAGCATCCCCAAACATATCTTGGATATCTTCTTGGATATTGATGTTTTCGAATGATACACTAGGTTTTATAGTTTCGTTCTGCTCATCATCGTCTTCATCGTCTTCATCATCATCGTCTTCATCATCTTCATCGTCTTCACCATCATTCTGCTCATCTGATGATTTTTCTTTTTCATCTTCATCATCATCTTCATCATCTTCAGTAACAATTTCAACTTTACCGTCTAGTATTGCTTGCTCTGCCTCATCTAAAGATAGCATAGTCTCACCATCTTCTGATATATACTGACCATCTTTCAGTTCCAAAATAGAACCATTTTCTAATTTAATTTTCATAACATCTCCGTTTAATTATGTTCTATTTTGAACAACTATACTAATATTCAATCTAAACCTATCTTCGTAATATTATTTATCTTTTAAAAATACACTAAATAGTACGTATTATACTCTCAAAAGCTTTAAACATTATATCTTCATGAATACCTTTAGCTTTAACTATTTTATTCACAAATTCTTGATGACATTTTAACCGTTTCGCATCTACCTCTAACATCTCACCGTTAATACCCATAGTCCATTCTTTACCTTCCATTATACCTTGAACGAATGCTGAAGGAGCTCCTGGATTTAACACTGTATCAACTGCGAAAATTTGATAATCATTTTGTACTTCGTTGATACCATTTTTCTTTTTGATTGATCCTGTGCCTCGAGTAGATACTGCAACTTGCACTCCTCCCTCGATAAGACCTCTTAGAATATTACCTTGTGGTGTATTTAACACTTTAGCTTTACCCACAACATCATTACCAGAGAATATCATTTCTTTTATAAGGATAGATGCATTAGTCATATCAGGTTGAGGTGATTGAGGGTGATTATTCTCTCCGATAGCTCTATTCTTATCAATCCACTCTGAACGATATTGATTAAGAGCATTTTCCATAACTTTTCTAGGATATATTCGACCGTTATTATTAGAAACATCTGATTGCGCAAACACTCCTTTAATATACAACTCTTTGTCTTTAGATTCTGTAATTAGAGTTTGATTGGACATTTCTTCTGTTATAAGTAACATTATCTTTTCTCCAATCTCATATTTTCTTTCTTAGCTAATTTAACAACATTATTATATGTTTTAGTTGAAGCTACCATCCAGTTACCTGAAAACTCGATATCATCAAACTTATCCATTAAATCCATTGAAAAGTCATCATCATCAGCTTTAAACATTACCCATGCAGCCTCAATGATAGACGGCATCACAACTTGTTTAACATCAACTTTATCCATTTCAATGACATTTGCCGCAGCGTTAAATAAACTACTCATAAATTTTTACCTTTTCTGTTAGATTTTTTTCTTTGTATTTTGCTAGAAGCATAACTCTTACCACGCTTAGATCTAACTGCTTTTTTAGCAGCTTTCTTTCTTGTAATTTTATCTTTTGCTGTTTGTGTTACACACTTTCCCCCTTTAACTATTTTACCAGCAGGACAAACAATCTTCTTAACTATTTTACCATTTCGAACGACTCGTTTCTTTTTAAGTTCATTGACAATGCTCTCAAAAGATTTCACTTGTTATCTCCAGTCCATTCAGTTTCAATCTCAGCGAAGAATTTATCTTTATCTTCTTTAGACAATTCTGATTGACTTTCTACTCCAAACTTCTCTAATTTTTTATTAAAAAAAGCTTGATAAGCCTCTTTATCACCAGAAACTTCTGTAAACATAGTCTTTGCAATTATAGGCCGTTTAGCATCAATTTTACTGTAAATGCGATCTTGTAATAAACTAGAGAACACATCTTTAAATTTTGATGCCGCTTTATTGTTACTATGTTTGATTAAATCTTTAATATCCATCTCCATCTCCTTTATATTGTTTTATATTAAGCTCATCTTTGATATTAGCATCAATCTCTTCTATATCATGTTCAGATTGTTTTAACACTTTTTTCCTGATATAATCATGAGAGTAATATGAACCAACATAATCAGTCATATTAGATAACACTTCCAACCTTTCTTTGAGAATTTCACTCTCTTTTAACTCAACAAAGAAAGTATCATCCATAAACTCGAAGTTGATTAATTCTTTAATACCTTTCCATTCATTTTTATTTATCACACCTTTCAACACTAATTGGACACGGAGAGCTTGAAATAATATTAATGAGAATTTCTTTCTAAGTTTGTTTATAAATTTAGCGAATTTAATCTCATCTCGAGCGATTTCACTTTGACGACCGAATCCATAAGTTGCTCCATCTTCTAATCTAGATGATGGGACGTGTAGTGCTTTATAAGCATTCTTTCTAAAGTATAATAACTCATCTAAACCGTAATCACCTGATGCTGTAGGGAGCGTATCAATCTCAGTAGTTGAAGAACTAGATCGTCTAGGAATCCAAAAATCCTCAAGCATACTAACTGTATGTTTAGCACCATTGATAGTACCAGTATTAGAATCATATACCATTTTATTCTTATACTTAGACATAATACTCTTCATATACTGTTCAGCACGAGTCTTAGGTAAGTCTCCTACATCAATATAAAACACACGTTTTTCTGGAGCTCTTGTTATACGGTATACTGTAGTCGCGTCTTCCAGCATATTAAGCATGTTAAGAGGTTTAATAGCTTTGTGTAAATATGATAATGCTTGATTTGAATTATCATCAAATATACCTGAATCTGCGTATATTATAGATGCTGGATCAATTTGAAGTGTAGTTGAATGTCCATTTATATCATCAGTATATAGATAATACTCTTTAACCTCTTTTACAACATCAACTTGATTTTCATCCTTTTCTCTAATAACTTCTTTTATAAGTTGAATCTTAGTCGAATCTATGTAACGGAGTTCTGTGATACCTTTTTTAAGATTACTATCGTTGACTATAATATGAAAGAATATACGACCATCCACATACCATTTCCGGAATATCTCATCTCCGTTATAATTAAAATCGAACTTTTTTTGAATATTAAAAAATTCACTTGTTATACTATCCTTGATATTTTCAGGTAATTCTAACTTATCCAAATTAATGGATACTGAATCTTGATTAACATCAAATACAATAGCTTCATTTATAATATCATCGATTGCGGTATTAGCTTCTGGTGTATTAGCTATAACTCGATATTGTTTAATAAGCTCTGCACTATTCTTCCAAGTAGCATTAATATCAAACTGAGAAACGTTAAAATCAGACGCGTCTATTGCTATAGAACCATCTACATCAGGTGATACAAATGAATGGTTAGTATTCTTTACACCTCCCATTCGTTTGGATAGTTTATCCCCAATAGCTTCAAAAATATTCATAATGTAATAAATTCAATAATAGTTAAGACACTTCCCAATAATCGTATGCAAATGTTACACCATACTCAGCAGGTGCTCCATCTGTTCCCCAAGCTAAATCAATAGCATCTAGAGTAGTGGGGAAAGCTCCGTGGAATGTATAAGTTGCAACAACAACCCCGTTACGATCCATTGGTCTAACTTTCATAGTACGTTTGTATTGTGATGGAGCTGCTCCACTAATATTATCGTGACTCGATTGTTCTTTTAACCAACCTTCAACATCAGCACGAATAGCTAAAGTTTGATCCGCTAAAATAGTAACAGTCCAATCTTCAAACGTTCTATCTCCAGCAATTTTTACAACTCGATTCATAAACGGAACTTCAACAGGTTCTACAGTAGAACCTGGAATAGATGCCCCTTTAACTACAAATGAAGCTCCATCTCGACCGATATTATCAAT